TAATGGATTAGTAATCCCTGCTCATGATAAAGATGCAAAACTAGTTGGATGGATAATTAGAAGGGAGTTTGGTGTGCCTAAATATGTTTACGCTAAAGGATTTAAGAAATCACATATATTATTTGGGCAACCATTAGTGGATACATCCAATGCAGTGTGTATAACTGAAGGTGCACTAGATGCAATGTGGTTGAATCAGCTTGGATATCAGGCAGTTGCTTTACTTGGTATGCAAATGTCTAAGGTTCAAGAGGAGTTAATATTAGAATTACCATCTAAAGAAATTATCTTATGTTTAGATAATGATGAAGCAGGTGAAAAAGGTAGAGATTACATATTGACAAGATTAAGAGGTCGTGTTAATATATCTTATCTGAAACTTCCTATAGGATATAAAGATGTGCAGGAAGTTAAAAATTATGATACAATAAAAGAAACAATAGAAAACCGGAGAATCTGGTGAAGGAGAAAAGATGGCAGGAATAGCCGACATACAAAACAGATACGAGAGTTATCAAAAGAATAGAAACTCTCTATCAAACAATAGCTTAGGCAGGGAACTGTTCTTGAAACAAGATGGAGACCAAGCCTTTATAAAATCAATAGCAACAGGGACACCTGAAGACCCTTATCTAGCAGAGATAAGATTGCACACTTTCAGAGAAGATGGAAGATGGCAGTCTGTTCTACACACTGAAGAAGGACCTGCAGATGAAGTTCCAGAAGGAAGTGTACCTTCAAGAAAGTTTGCTTTATGGGCATATGTATCAGAAGTCGTACACCCTGAGAAACCAAACTTAGGACTCGCAGGAGACTTAGATTGGGAAGAACGCACATTACCATCAGGCAAGACTGTGTTCGTAGAGCCTATAAATGATTTTAGAATTATTACTCTAAGCTTCGGAAGAGGCAGATACCTATGGAATGAACTTGTCGACATATACAATGATTGGCAAGG